CTATGGAGCAGTTCCTCTCGAACAGCTAGATGTATTAGGGTTAAATCATATAACACAAGAAAATGATCTCCTAAGTAGAGAAAGGACTTCTCGTGTTTTATGTTGCCAAAGTGTTGGGGCAGATTTTTGCCAACCCACCTTATTATATTCTAAGGTGTATCGTAGCTTCTGAGGCCGATACAAAGCCTATCGTGGTCAAAGGTAAGATTGCAGGCCCTGTTTCAAAAGGTCAAGTATTTACCTTTCAAGGTAAGGAAGTCCTCGACAAGCGTAATGGGAAGAAGAACCTTGATATAGTTCGTAATCCGATTAACCCTAAGTATCTTAAAGGGTCGGCTCTCTACAGTTGGGCAGATTGGTCTGACCCTCTTATGCAAGAGTCCATCGAGGTTATCTCAAGTCTGTCTGAAGCAGGAGTGCCTTTGAACATCATAAACTCTATTTGGAATGATGTTCAAATATCTCCGAGTTCTATTGCTAAAAACCCTTGGTCGTTGGTTTATAAAGGTGTCTCTTTTCAAGGTGCTGATGAAATTGCTAAGACGCTTCTTAAAAAGGACTTTGACCCAGAAAATGAAGGTCGAGTTGAAGCCTCTATCTTTTGGTCTATGCTTCAAGGTGTGTATCAAGGTCATTGTTATTTAGACACAAATACGGTATTCAAAGATACTGCTATCCTCACAGGCTTGACGAACCCGAAAGAGATAGGTCAAGTCATCAAGTCGATGAAAGAGGCGAAGCCGACTCGCATTGTGGTAGATAAGATATCACAAGACTCCTCTATTGCCCTTTATTTGCCTTCTTATCATAAAATGGAGGTAGCTGTTGCCGAAGAAATTAAATCTCCTCTCCGAGTGAATAGTATGCTTCAATCAATAAGTATTGATGACATTAAAGCATATTCACGCTACCCATTGACCAATACACAACTCAAAGCAATCCAACAGGGTCTTATAGAGCCTTTTTCAATCGTGACAGGATTACCAGGAACAGGTAAGACGACTATCCTTAATACGCTCTGTAAAATCTTGCGTGATCGTAAAGAAAGTATCTTACTCATCGCCCCCACAGGAATAGCCGCTAAACGAGCTAGTGCATTAACCAATATGGACGCTTTCACAGTCCATAGAGCGTTCGGTGCAGGATTGCCCTCAGAGGATAAGAAGGACAAGTCTGATTATGAAGGGGTTAAGAAAGATGAAGAAAGTGGAGTTAAAGGTATTGGCAATAGCAATGACCCAAGTCGAGAACTATGGAGACATAATCCTCAGAATCCTCGACCAGAGTCAGTTGTCATTATAGACGAATCCTCTATGATTGACTTACACCTCATGTGGCGTGTGATGAAAGGCATCTCACCCAAGTGTCGAGTCATCATGGTAGGTGATATAGCACAGCTTCCACCTGTTGGTGCAGGGTTTGTTCTTTCGGAACTTATTGAGTCGAACGCAGTACCGAGAGAACACCTTACAGAAATCTTTAGGCAAGGAGAGGGGAGTGGGGTGACAATTGCCGCTCACAAGATCCATGCAGGTGAAGTGCCACAACACAATAAAGATTATCAGTTCATTGATCGTTATACCTCACAAGACATTCTCGATGAAATTGTGGGACGGTGTAAAGAGCTTCACATGGATCAAATAGATTTCCATGTGGTTAGTCCTACTCATCATGGCAAAGTGGGTGTTACTAATCTTAACAGAGAGCTTAGATCTGCTTTGAACCCCGATATAGGAGGTGCTTTCATTCGGGTAGGTAAAGATTCAATCCGAGTAGGTGATCGAGTTATGATCACCAAGAATGAGTATGACCTCAATGTTTATAATGGTGATATAGGTCGTATTAGGTCGATTGATAAAACAAGCGTGAGCGTACTCATCAAAGGTGTAAAAGATCAAATCGTAGACATCCCTTCTGATCAAGTAAGGAAGCTATTGAGACTCGCTTATGCTACGACTGTTCATAAGAGCCAAGGTCTTGAGTACGACACCATCATTATGCCTATGACCACCGAACATAGTTCAAACCTCTTACAACGCTCTTTGCTCTACACCGCTGTCACGAGAGCGAAGGATAAGGCAGTGCTGATTGGAGATAAGGACGCAGTAGCGATTTGTGTAGGAAACTCGTCTAGTGGTCTTAGGTACTCTAGGTTGAGGTATAGATTTTAATAGTTTATTTATAATTGATCTTAAGTGATCTCATTAACCTTAACAAAATGGAGAAAAACCATGAAAAGATCAGCATCAGAAATTATTCGCAACCTTCAGATGAGGATTGCTCGTCTTGAAGGTCGTACTGCCAACAAACATTCTGGTCTAAAGATCAGTACAGGTTGGTACACAGGTCACCCAAGAGATCGAAACACCGACATGACTTTTGCAGAGATTATTGCAGAAGTTAACAGTGATATTGAGTCTGCTAAATCCAGTCTTGAAGAAGGAATCGAGGAAGGAGACATTGAGAGAGGAACAAGCCTATACGCATATGTTGATATAGGGGGGGGTCAACTACAAATCAGTTGGGGTCTTGATGACGGATCAGACAATCTTCAAGGTGGTTGTTGGAGTTGTCTCTATCAAGTATTTGTTGCTACTGGATGTGAGAGCCAAAGTTATAACTCTTGTGCTAATAAACTACAGAGCATCCTAAAGAGCAATCTAAAGGCTCGTGCAGACTATGACATCACAAAAGCCTAATAACTTAGTCCTCGACTCGTTCAAGATAAGAGATAGCCATCCCCACCCCTTATTCCTACTTTTATCTATTTCTTGTTTTAATAGTTCTTTTATAGGTTCTCATAAGTGATCTCTTTAACCACAAACAAAATGGAGAAAACCATGAGAAGATCAGCAACCGAAGTTATTCGTAATCTTGAGTCAAGGATTGCAAGACTTGAAAGACAAGCAGGCCGAAAGCACCCAGCTAGGGAAGCTCTTGGGCAAGGGCAATTTACCCTCTTCGCACCATTTAAAGATAAGTACGGTCAAGATGGTGGAGGTCGCAGAATGAAAACTTATTTCATGTCAAAAGGCGAAATCTTTAACCACTTCTCAACTAGTGATGACATTGATCATAGTTATGTAGTTGGTATGTCTATGGAAAGACCGAGAAAAGACCAGGTGCTTATCGCAACCGACTTAATCGAGATTATCTACCATGACCAAGGCCAACCAAACGGATTAAGAAGAGATGAAGACATTTTAGATTATCTTAAAAGTCTTTAATCTTAATCCTCGACTTGTTCAAGATAAGAGATAGCCATTTCCTTAGCTCCATTTGAACCCATAGTCTGCATTACACGCTCTTTAAGAGTAAGTTCAGACCAACCCGATGTGGCTACTGCTTTCATCTTGTCTACAATGTCGATCATTCGTTGCTTATCTTCCTTTTCACGCACAGTTTCCTCGATCTTGAATACCTCATTGGCATCTCGTACAGGAACATCGTGTCTGATGAAGTTAAGCGACTCTTTGGTGGCTTGAACCTCTACCACACAAGGTCTACGGTCTAAGTCATCAAGGTGTAAAGAACCTCTTGTTAATGACCCTACATTGACAACCCTTGCTCCATTTAAGAGCGTGGAGATGCCTTGATCTTTGTGCCAATGACCAAAGAACCAAGCGTCTACTTCTGTGTTCTCATTAAGGAAGTCATATCCAACTATATCCTCATTCTCAAACATTGATCCAGTCTTACCTTGTCGAGCGAGGAGGTGGCTAGCGACTAGTAGGTAATCCTCGTCTTTCTTTTTTATGTTCTTGATCCGATCAAAGTCATAAATGACACCATGATAAGGCACACCGACTACACGAACTTTGACCCCATCTTTTTCAAAGTTTATTTCTACATCATCGCCAAACTGCTTAAAGACACCCGATGAGAATAGGACTCCTAGAGGTTGTTCGGGTAGGTAGTCTATATTGCCATATTTTACATCGTGGTTGCCGACTAGACCATAAGTAGGGCAAGGATACCCCTCATGTGCGTCACAAGCCTTACGGACTAAACTATGGCTATTCTTGGTGGGTGATTTGACATCAAAGAAGTCTCCACCATCAAGTACAGCGTCAATCTCTTTATCCTTAGCGAGATCACCAATCCACTTGAGCTTGTTGACCACATCATCCGTCCAGTTTCCAGTGCGTCTGCGTGGGGTTTTATCTCCCATGTGGACATCTGTTCTCCATAGTAGCTTTATCATATGCTAATCCTTTGATAGTTTATCTATTATTATACTTATATAATCTCAGCAACCCTAGCCAAAAATGGAGGACTCTTATGAGAAAATCAGCAAGTGAAGTACTCAGGGATCTTGAATCAAGAATCGCACAACTTGAAATATCAGCACACACTATGTCTAAAAAAGACAGGTCGAGACTTGATGACCTGCAAAAACTTGAAGACGATGATAATCTCACCAAGTCTCAAAATGAAGAATACGAAAGACTCGTTAAAGAGTATCGTAAAACTCCTGAGTACAAGGGAAACAAGACTGCTCGTCAATTATCTGTAAGAGAGAGTGCAGTCAAAGTTCTTGAAGCGATGCAAGAGCTGGAGCAAGCATTAGAGAGTATGCCTTCATTTTCAATGAGAGAGGATCGCTTTTATGCTTCCATCTCTGATCGATGGTATGACCTACATGAAGAAGTCAAATCAGAGATCAAAAGCATCAAGGGTGCGTACTAATTTATTTTAATCAAATGGAGAAAAATCATGAGAAAATCAGCATCAGAAATCATTAATAAACTTGAGAATAGGATTGCCCAACTTGAAAAGCAATCTAAGAAAGAACCTCAATGGATAACTTGGGCTTTAGAAGTTCTAGTTGAAAGTCGAGAAACTAAAGCCCAAACTAGGTCTGATCTTAAAGAGAGAAGAAACGGTCAAGTCTGGGAATACTTTCAAGGTCATAAAGATGTGATCTTGGTTTCTTCTGATTGGAGTGATTACATCATCTATGAGGATGATGATGTTAAGACACAGATGAATGAAGAGATCATGGATGAGATGCTCGATAACCATTCTGTTAAAGAAGTGGTTGTAAGAGTGCCTTGGGCAAGAGACATCATTGTAACCACTGCGAGTCTACCTTACGGTGATATTGGAATGTGGGCTACTCAATGGGCGGAGGAACAAATCGAAGACTTAGACGATGACGAAATCCTTGAGAGGGCAGATTTGACCGAAAAGAAAGAGTCATATGAAGAGGAGCTGGCTTATTGGGAAGCGAGGATGGATCCAGAAGTTAATGGAGAGATCAATCGTCTTTATTCTGATCGTGCAGAAGTAATGGTATTTGACTATAATAATATGTTGAACGAGTTACCAGAGTCTGCCCGCAATGATCTTATGGGAGAAGCAGAAGAAGAGATCGAGAAAGCTCTTAAACAGTACCCTTATGAGTATCTTTATGAGGAGAGAGGGTGGAGTGAGAAGCAAGTTCTTGAAGCGTTCGGATACCTAGATGAAGATGAGCGAAAAAGTATTATTCGTCAACTTGGTGCTTCTGAGGAGTCGTTTCAATATCTCGCATCTAGTGGTAAGCGACTTAGAACTAAACTTAACTATGTCATTGAAGAGATTTAAGGGTACATAGTTTAAATAGATCATTCGCAATCTCCTTTAATACTCTTTTTATACCTCGACATTAATAGGTATAAAAATAAAGGAGTTCACCATGAGTTCATTTGGATCAGGTTCTACCACCACAGCAGGTGCATCTATCACACTCACCGCTTTTGAAGGCACAAATGGAGTTAAAGCAGGGACTGACGGACTCGTTCCTGGTCCTTCAGTTGCTCAAGAAAGTTATCTTTTGGGGGCAAATGGCGATTGGACTCTTAACATAAAAGGGGGAATCGCCCTTGCTGAAAGTTCAGATCGAATTGCAACCACAGAATTTGTGCAAGATGTTGTAGGTAATGCAGTTCTTGCAGGAAACGCACAATTATCTGCGTTAGCTGATGTAACGATTGCAGGTTTAGCTGACGATCAGTTTTTGCAGTATGATTTAGCCACAGGGAAATGGAAAAATGCTACCCTAAATCTAAGTCTTATTTCTGATGTGAATCTAGCGGGTCTAGCTGATGGAAATACGATTGTTTGGGATAATAATGCTGGCGAATGGGTTCCAGGAGAAGGTGGTGGTGGTGGGGCTACAAATCTTACAGATTTAGGGGATGTCACCATTGCAGGAGGAGCAGAGTTTCATTTTTTAGTGAGAAATGGTGCTGGTCAATATGTAAACCAGTTAGTCTCTTCTGCCGATCTCTCCAATAACGCAGACATTATTCTTAGAGATGGTACTGTAACTTTCACAGGTCATGTGTCTTTGGGGGATTTTAACCTCACGAATGTAGGTGATGTCGCATTAGATACCATCTCTGCTGATGGAACTACTGTCTCAGTTTCTATGACAGATAACACTGCTTCTGCTTTCTCTATCAAAGAGGGAAATAATAGTTATCTTACTTTTAATACGACCGACAATATTGAAAATATTGTCTTCAACAAACCTTCTGCTTTCAACTTTAAAGTAGATTTCCACAATGATGTAGTCATTAATGAAGCAGGTAATGGAATCGACTTCAGAGTAGAGACAGGTACAAAAACTCACGCAATCTTCTCCGATGGTGGGACGGATCGAGTCGGTATCTTTCAAAACGCCCCTACTGTACCCCTAGATGTCGTAGGGGATACCAAGATTACAGGGGCTTTAGAACTCACAGGGAATATCACTGCCTCAAATCTCGGTACTGCCTCTGCAAACGCAACTGGTGACTTCCTCGCTTCCAATTCAAGTATTGATGACTTAAATGATGTCGCTTTAGGTGGGGCATTAGTTAATGGAAAGATTCTTAAAGTTGTTGCAGGAGAAATAACTCAAGCCGATGAGACAGACACAAATACTCAGCTAACTGACGAGCAAGTGCAAGATCTCGTTGGAGGTATGGTTTCAGGTAATACTGAAACAGATATTACTGTTTCTTATGACGATGCAGGTGGGAAACTAAACTTTGTTGTCGATAATACTGTCGCAAGACTAAGTGACCCCGATCTTACAGGCACACCTACTGCTCCAACTGCTATTCAAGGTGTAAATACAACCCAAATCGCTACCACAGCTTATGTTCAGACTGAGGTCACAACCCTCAGCTTGGGTACAGCCTCTCAAAAAAATGTAGGTGTCGCAAATGGGGATGTTGTAGAACTCGGAGCAAATGGATTACCCGCTGTTTCGGGTGCAGATCTTACGAGTCTAGGTTCGATCAACATCTTGTCGGATGTTGACACTACAAATAAAGCAGAAGGTAAAGTTCTTAGGTTCAATGGAGCATTAAATCTTGTTGTTGGGGATGACACCAACACACAACTTACAGATGAAGAAGTACAAGATCTCGTTGGCACAATGTTTACTGCGAATAACGCAGGTAATACTCATCTCACCTTTGCGTATGATGACACTGAAGGTGCAAATGACGGAACGATCACAGCAACGGTTAGTCTCGCCTCCACTGACCTAACTAACACAGGAAATATTTCTTTATTAGGTGGAGATCAGACTTTAAGTGGAGATAAAGTATTTACAGGAGCCGTTGATTTGACAGTTGCTACGGCAACTGCAACCACACAAGGTGCTTCAAATAATTCAACAAAAGTCGCCACTACTGCTTATGTGGATGCTCAAATTGATGCTGATCTTGTAACTCTTAATCTTGGGGGCACATATCAAGGTTTAGATGCTACTCTTACGGCTCTTGCAGGTGTCGCTACAGGTGCAAATAAGCTCATTTACGCTACAGGTGCAGATGCTTTTTCTACAACGAGTATTTCTGCTTTTGGTCGCTCAATTATAGACGATGCTGATGCAGGTGCAGTAAGAACAACTCTAGGTCTTGGAACTGCTTCTACTTCAAATACAGGTGATTTCTTAGCCTCCAATGCGGGGCTAAACGATCTTAATAATGTGACTATTGCGGGAGGTGCGGATAAGCATTTCTTGGTTGAGAATGGTGCAGGCCAATATGTCAACCGACTTATTTCTTCTGCTGATCTTTCTAATGTTGCTGATATTGCGTTTCTTGCTTCACCAGCCCTAACGGGAAACCCCACTGCCCCCACTCAAGCTCAAGGAAATAATTCTACAAGTATTGCGACCACCGCTTATGTAGAGACAGAAATAGGATCGACTTCTGTTGGTGGGTTATCAGATGTAGATTTAACGAATCTTAATGACACTGATGGTCATGTACTCGCATGGTCAGCGGTCAATGATCAATTTGAAGCAGTGGCGAACATTGCGGATTATACTGATGAACAAGCTAGAGACACCGTAGGTACAGCATTAGCTGGAGGAACACATACAGGTATTACTTTCTTAAATAATGATGCGGAAGACACCATAGAAGCTACTGTGTCTTTAACTTCGTTTTCTGTTGGGGCATTATCAAATGTCACTTTGGATGGGGATGAAACAACCAAGCATTTATTAGTCCATAATGGTGCAGGTCAGTTTGTAAACCAAAGAATAGATTCCGAGGATTTATCGGATACTGCAAACATTGCTCTTTTAGATGGTGCTCAGACTTTCGCAGATGGGGTGGAAGCCACGACTCAAGCGAAAGCTAACGATACAACTTTAGTCGCCACTACTGCATTTGTCCAATTACAACTTGCAGATACCGCACTGACTGGAACACCCACAGCACCTACCGCTGTCACCAATACGGACACTACACAGATCGCTACCACCGCATTTGTGACTCAAGAAATAGGAAATACTGAGGCAAAAGAAATCTCAGATATTTCTACCACTGACCCTACAAATGGGCAGGTGTTAAAGTACACGACTGATGCGGGAGATGATCAGAATAAATATGTGCCAACAACTTTAGGTACGGCTTCCACTGTTGATACTGGAACCTCTAATGGAGAAATCCCTGTTTTAACAACCCATTATTTATCTGCTTTATCAGCAAATGAAACCGCAGATCTAATAATTAAAGGTCGATATATTGAGACTATTGACTATGGACTCGTGTCTGATGCCTTTAATGTCAATAATGATTTCGCACTTGATTTTAATGGAGATGGCTTAAATGACACCTTCCTTAATCTTGTGGTTATCTATGCTGAAGAAGACTACGGAGTATTAGTCTGCTGATTAAGATTAATAGTCTTTTTATACTTAACCTTTATATGAAACACACCTACCCATAGGAGATTAAAATGTCTGTAAGAAGAGTTCAATTAAGAAGAGGTACAACTGCTGAAAATGAGGCTTTCACAGGTGCAGTTGGTGAAATTACCATCGACACCACAAAGAAAACCATTCTTGTACATGATGGGGCAACTCAAGGTGGTACTGAAACGCTAAAAGCGGATATGTCCAATCTCGGCACAAATGCCTTGGCTGTGGATGGTACGATCTCTGTTGCAGACTCCGCAGGGGATGCCACTGTAAGAATTACAAACCTCGCTACCCCTACTGCAAATAATGATGCCGCTACCAAAGCATATGTTGACTTGGGTGGGTCTGCAAATCTGAATGACATTGATGATGTGACGATTGCAGGTGTCGCTGACGCTCAAGTTCTCGTCTATGATAATGATGGTGGGGATGCAGATGACCAATGGAAAAATGTAACCCTCTCAGGTGATGTGACAATCACTAATGCGGGGGTTTCCTCAATCGGTGCAGATAAAGTCATCACTGCAAAAATCTTAGATGATAATGTGACCAACGCTAAGTTGGAGAACTCATCTCTGACAGTAGGCTCAACAAGCATTTCTTTAGGTGCAGGCTCCACTACCCTTGCTGGTATGACAGGGATTGACTTTACAGTTGAACACGCTAGTATTGCGGCAAATATTGGAGCGAAGACTCTTACTTTAGGTGGTGGTACTTCTACTGTTGCGATTGCAAACGACATGACGATTGCAGGTGATCTCACTGTTAATGGAGACACTACCACAGTAAACACCGCAACTTTAGATGTAGAAGATACTGTCATTAGACTTAATAAGGGTGTTGCTGGTGTTGCAAACACCAATGACATCGGATTATTCTTAGAGCGTGGTACAACAGGGAATGACGCTGTTATTTTCTGGGATGAAGGTGATGACATCTTCAAACTTGGTACGACCACTGATGCCCACACTGCAACAGATTTTGGTGGAAACCTCACCCTTGGAGAATTGCAGTTATTAACTCTTACAGCCACAGGTGCAGGTACTTTTGGTACTACTGTTGGAGTTACAGGACTCTTAAATGCTGATGGTGGTATTGAGATTGATAATGGCGGGAATAAGTTTACTGTTAGCACTGGGGGTGCTGTTGTTTCTGTTGGTGGTATCACTGACACCACAGTAGCTTCTTCCTTCAAAACAGGCACTACCATTGGTAATCTTGTTTTAGCTGATGGAGCAATCAATTCAGCGGGTAATGACCTAGACTTCGGAGCAGAAGACCTAACTACAAGTGGGAATGTTTCGACAACAGGGGCAGGGACACTTACGATTGCGGGTACTTCTGCCCTTAATGATAATGTGACTGTTGCATCTAATAAAAACCTTAATATTAAGAAAGGGGCAACCCATAGCCTTCTTCTTAATAGTGATGTTGTTACAGATAACACCCCCGCAAATGCTGTAATCGGTGTAGCCCTTACCAATGGCCCAACATACGCGACTCTTACTTGGACAAACGCTTCTTCAACATGGGCGTTTAGTAATAATGTTTCTACTGCAACAGACTTGACTGTTGGACAAGATCTTATTGTTACAAGAAACATTAATATCACTGATGCTGTAGGCTCCACAGGAATCACTTTCAGACATGACGAAGCCGATGATGAGAATCAGACTCTTATTAGAGTGGATCGTGGTGCTACATACTCCTCATTAGTTTGGGACACAAGCTCGGCTTATTTCTCAGTTACCGATGGATTAAATGTTGTAGGTGCAATCACACAAGGTGCTGTTGATGGAGCTTCAAACTTCTCAGTAAGTAATACAGGTGTGATCACCACCGATAGCGTGGGACACACGATTGCTAACTTCACTATCAATAATGGATCAATCGCCTCTGGTACTGATGCGATTACCTTTGGTAATGACACTTTAACAACAACAGGTGTTTGTGACTTCGGTGCGACTACAGTTGATTCTTTGGACGCTTCTGGTGGTGGTATCACGCTAGCAGGTGCGATCAGTGGTGTTTCAAGTATCGCAGGTTCTGACCTCGATATTAACCTCACTGATAATGAAGCGACATCTCTTGAAGTCAAAGGAGATGTTAAGGCTAACGGTACTCAATCTTACCTCACCTTCGTCACTACAAATACCACAGAAGAGGTTGTGTTCAATCAAGGTGGTGTGGACATCGACTTTAGGGTTGAGGGTGATGGCAATGCTAACTTGATCTTTGCTCAAGCGAGTAATGATCGAGTTGGTATCAAGACTGCCGCTCCTGCTTATGACCTCGACATTACAGGTACTCTTGGAGTCAGTGGTCTTGCAGACCTTAATGGTGGTATTGATGTTAATGCTTCTGTCTTCACCGTATCAAATACGGGTGCGACTGTTATCACGACCACTTTGGGTGTCACAGGTATTTCTACCTTAGACGATACGCTTAAGGTCAAGTCAGCACCCACTGACGGAAACGCTATCATCTTCAATTCTGATCGCACTGATGTGGCGAAAGGTGGAGCGAACACAGATGTCAGTCTCTTGTTTGTAAAGGGTGGAGATAATGGCACTGACGCTTACTTGAAGTGGGATGATTCGGCAGATTCATTCACTGTAGATGGTGGTAAATTTCATTCAAACACCAACTTCTCTGTGGGTACTGCGATTGGAACACAAAACTTTACTGTTAGCACTGGGGGTGCAGTAGTATCAGTAGGTGGTATCACTGACACCACAGTAGCTTCCTCTTTCTTTACAGGCACTACCATTGGTAATCTCACTCTTACCAATGGTAAAATTGCAAGTCCGACATTAGCGTTCCACTCAGATGGGGACATTCTCTTTAGGGTGGACGAGAATGCCGATGGCGATAATAAGTTCACTTTCCAGAATGGATTAGACGCAGAAATCGCTTCTATTGATGAAGCAGGTGTCCTCACTATTGCAGGTGATGCTAATATTAATGGTGGTGATCTTACAGTCAAAGCGGCAGACGCTACAAATGCAGTGATCAACATTCAGTCCTCTTTGGGTACTGCGAATGGTGATAGTTGGACGATCACAGGATCAGATGAGGGTACTCGTACTCTTACCATCAGTGGTCAGAAGACAGGCGATGCTAGTTATCAAGGTGTTCTCACTTTAACCTCACATGACACTGCAACTTCATCAAATGCCTCCTTTGCAGGTGATGTTACGGTACTTGGTGGTAAGATCAACCTAACTGAAGGTTCAATCATCGACTCAACTACAGCAGGTACACTACTCTTAACAGAAGACATTGTTAAGACCTCTGCTGATCTTCAAGTTGGTGGAAATGATATTAAAAATGCGAATGCAGATACTGTCATTACCTTTGCAGGAGCAGGGTTTTCAACCACTCTAACTGCAACCACTACGATTCTTTCGGGTGATCTCAGAATCAACAATAACATCATTCAAAATAGTGAGGGTACTACTACTCTTACTATGGACACTGATGAAATGCTTACTGTTGCGGGTGATCTTACTGTTGGTGGGAATGACATCGTATTAGGGGTGGGTACTTCGACTGCAACGACCATTAAAGCTCCAACTCAAACCGCAGGGAACACAGATGGAGCTACTCTTACCTTATCTTCTGGTAGAGGTGTTGGTACAGGCGATGGTGGTGATCTTGTTCTTCAGACAGCGGGTGCGAATGGTGCGGTTCTTGCTCCTGTCCTCACTCTAACTCATTTAAAGAAAGCAACCTTCGCTGGAGACATTGACTTCTCAAACGGAACTATTCTCGGTGCTTCTGTAGGAAATACCCACTCAATGACTCTTGGTGGACACACAGGTTCGACTGTAATCACAGCAGGAGATCTTACAGTAACAGGTAATACTTTAGACTTCGGTAGTGGTGCGACCATCGTTAATACAGATAACGCTACTCTTACCATAACCGAAGCTACAACAGCTATAGTTGGGAACTTAACTGTCTCAGGTGTGATTCAAAATAGCAGTGCGGTCTCGACCTCCTTGCTCTTTAAAGACCCAACTGTTTATCTTGGTTATCAGAGTACGGCTGATGATAGAGATGTTGGTTTTGTGGGTGCGTATGGAGATACAAACTCTGCCGACTACTTAATGGGTATGGTTTATGAAACCGCAGACACCGCAGGTGGTAAGGGTGGTGTCTTTAAGGTTTTTCATGGTAGAGCATCTGTAGCAGAGCCAGCGGATACTTATGCTGTTCCTGATGGAGATCTTTCTACTGTGGATCTCGGAACGCTTCGTGGTGGTTCTGCTCTTGGTGCAGATAATACCGCAGGTACTACTCTTACGATCAGTGGTGGTGCTTCCACAGGTAATGCCACAGGTGGTGCGATTGAGTTTAAGACAGGTGGATCAGCCGATGGTGGAGCGTCAGTAGAAAACGCTCGAACTCTTGCTATGACTATTGAGGACGATCAAGAAGTCACCATTGATTCGGGTAGTCTTACAATCACTAAAACTACAGGGCTTACAGGAGATGAAGGAGCAAGTAACAACCCATTACTTGCTACCAACACTAAGTCTTTCCAAGTGACAGCAACAATAGACACTGCAATTGCAGATGACGCACACTCAATCGATTTTCTTGTGAATAATACCTCTGCATTATCCACAAGCGTAATCCTCGCTACTTGCCAAGACAAGAATGTTGAGGTTTATGCACACACTATCGTTAATGCAACTAGCTTTAAGTTTTGTGCTGTAAATCGTACAGGTGGAGAACTTTCCGCAGATGCAACTCTTGTTATCAACTTTGTAATCCTCTAAGGAGAATAAAGAGAGAGAGACTTAATCCTACAAGCGATAACTGGACTGTTCTGATGTAGGGGTAATGTAAACCCCAACCATCACAATATCTCTTGATGTCGCTTGTAGGGCTAAAGATAAACGAACCTCTTATGGTATCGACCAAACCCCCTCCAACTAATATGATCCAAAAGAGATCTAAGTTATAAGTGAAGGGGAACAGGAAAAGAGCGATTGCGTCTGGGATTCGTGGAGCGAAAGAGATCTTAGTTTTTTCAGCTTTGGTCATGGTTTTTTCAAACTCATAACTGACAGAGGCGAACACAAGTCCAAGTCGAGGATGGGTATGAGGATAGATCTTCATGGAGTAAGACTTGACTCCTACGAGTTTTTTAGCGGTTAGCAGGTGAGCGTACTCGTGTATGTATGCCCAGAGGAGGTAGGATAGTATAGCGTATAAAAGAAACATGGGAACTCCTTTTTGTGTAGATTTGTAGGGTTCATGGTAATATAGGTTGCGATTTTTAGTTTGTTTATAGGTAGAGTATAAATAACCTAATCTACATTAATGGAGAATAAATAAATGAGTGACTTTACATTCAAAAAAGGGACCTTCGTTCAGCTCAAGGCAAACTCAACCATTCATCTTGGTCGCCTTGAGAGGAACATCTATGAGGGAGACATCGTTGACTTTGACGGCTTCTCACTCAAGTTCAACGGACAAAATACAGATATGCCCGAACTTAAGGCAGGTCTTAAGCGAGGGTGGCTAACACTTGTTGAGGAGGGTGTGAGTGATCCTGTAGCAGAAGTTGCACCTGCACCTGCACCTGCACCACCTAAAAAAGCAATGCCTATTCAGACCGTCTATGATGAGGAAAGAGCTGTTGCAGAGGTTAAACCAAAAAAGGTTGCTAAAACTAAGAAGTTCCCTCTCGTTGTGGAGAACCAAGATAACGACATTCGACCTGTTGCTAAGGTGGTGAATAAATCGGGAGCAGAAATTGCTGGTGCTTCAAGTGCAGGTGATGGTGTCGCAGAGTATCAAGGGGCTAAATCTGTGGGTAAGGTCAATCTCAAGACAGCGACTAGCACCAAGACTGTGATTTCTGATGGGAATCAAGCAAGTTCGGAAGTTTCTAAACTCGACAATATGCAAGCCTCTGTGACCAAGACTGCTACTGTCGAGCCAGTGGTCACAGAAGAGGATGATCTTTTCTCTGATCTTGATCTTGATGAGGAAGTAGATGAGCAAGACCTAGAGAACGCTCAAATCCTTCAAGCGATTGATGGAGATGTTGATCCTGCACAGGGTGCTGTTGCAGTAGGTAAAGATAACTCTAAGATTAAATTTCTTTTAGGAGGTATCGAGTGGGACACCTCTAAGCATTGGAGTAAGAGAGCTAAGATCGCTTTAGAGATGTACGGTGATGACCAAGCGACTCTTGAAGCGATCATGGCTGTTGAGACTAAAGGTGTAATCACAGCCATCCAAAAGGGCATTGAAGAGGCTTAAACGCCTATATCGACTCTGTATTGCTGATACCAAACATTCCTTAGATTGCTTAGGAATGTTTGGAAATAGGGGATGTAAAGATTAGACTCTTGAACCTCAAGAGAAATCCAATCATGTTTTGCAGTCTTGCACCTCATTTTTGTTTTAATGAGGTTCGGGTTTAGGTTTGTGTTTTTGACAATGGTAATCTCAACTCCATGAATGGTGCATGAGATCACCGTTGAGGTATCGTCATCAAAGGTCGGGGGGTCAGACGACCCACATTCTTTGCAGACTTTCTCCAAGACATCTTTAAATGATGGGGAGCAATTCTGCCACCATTTATAATATGAGGGTTCACACATTACCCTCTCTTTTTCTTGTACTGTGGTGATGTTCATTCCACCCTTCCCTATAAGTTTCAATAAATTTGTTTAAAGTATCTTTCATTGAATCTTTATATGAAACTTTCTTGTCGAAAACACTCAGGGTGAGATTTTCGTAGGAATTGAAGGTTGCAGAGACATGGATTCCATGTAAATCCCCCTGTATGTACCAAGGGTCACCACCCCTTAAAGGCTCAACCCCGTCCCTACGATCCACCCCCAACTCCTGTAGGATTTGGTCTGCGTATGCGTACTTGAACTCATCGCAGTCGAGAACATCGACCTCAATTTTTGTCATTCCATTTTTCTTTGTGGTAATCATGTTTACCTCCTTACTAGTTATATATAAAGGGTTACGCACATGATAACTCAAGGGTACCCAGAATCTACTCTAAAGGATTTCTCTAAAATAGACTTCGATCTTCTTCTCAAAGACTTGACCAAATCACTTCTATGGATCGCTTTCTAGCTCGAACTAGTTTGATCTTCTCTCGGTTTGGATTGTGATTTTTCAGTCTTGGATTTCTCCTTGCTTGTTTTTTTAGGTTTGGGTTTGTTCATGTGCTTAATTGCTTCGAGACACCACATCGCTTATTCCTTTCAAGATATTTAAAGTTATACAGCTTTTACGAAGGATTTGAGCTTTACATTTTTTATTTGAGCTTTTCCATCTTCTTGGGCCAATGTTCATCTTTCAATTTGTTTAGGTATTTATCCTGTCCGTTTATAGCGTCTAAAGCGATGCTAGTCCCATAGAAGTATTCATCAAAGTCAGGGTTCTCTAAAAGTAGTTCTGCTATCTCTTGCTTTTCAAAAGAGCCTTGATACTGATCGCTTTCCTCGTTGGTGATGTAAACAATACAAGAAACACCATCAGGGTTCTCCTTCGTAAAAGCTGTCAAAGTCCTTCTCAAGTACATACTTGTACTTGTTCCATTAAACCCTTCTCTTTTGTCTAACTCTTTTAAAATCTCTTCCGTTTTCTCGATAGGGTATTCATATAAAGTGCCTTCCATTCTTCCGTAGGGTACAGTTCCAAAAACAAGGTGACCCCTACTCTTGGATTGCAGATTCAAATTTCTTGAGATTCCATTAATGAAAGCCTTTCCTTCATTACAAATGTCATCTGAAGAAATCGGCTCATACATCAAAGACCCATAGGCAAAAACTTTTAGTGCGTTTTTATGCGTGGATTTTGGTTTAACCTCTAATGGGTTTAAGTCTACATTCTCAAGAACTACTTTACCGTCTTTGCTTTCATGCACCTTCTTAACGCAAACCTTACATTTTGCAGGGCCTTTGAACTGCTTTTCATACCCCTCATAAATAGCATCCTCATCAATTGTAATAATCGTCATCTTCTTTTTTGAAGGCTCAAAAATAATCTGATTGCTAGTGTACATATCCACTTTACGAACAACATTAAAAGGGTTGTCTATCTCTTTGATTCTCTGTTTGTATAGTTTTCTAATCATGTCCATAGGAGATCTTAGGTTAGAGTCTAGTAGCTTATAGGTCTTTTCTTGCCTTTGCTTTGAAGATTCAAGAGATTCCCCATGTGTATAACCTGCATCGGGATGTCTCGCTCCATGATTTGTCCTCACAAAGTTTTTGTCTACAATCTCTTCTACTTTTGCCTCATGTTGACTTGTCATCTCCACTATAAAAGTGTTTTTGTGATCAGTGACTATAGTATGACCTCTCACACCCTTTCTGTAATTCGTCATACGATCCACAGCTTCTAAAAGAGACTTACATTTCAATGCCTCTAAAAACCTCCAAGCGTCTTTAGAAAACCGATTACGATCTCCAGGTAAACGCTTCTTACCCTCTTTTTCATCATGGTTTACAGCTAAAGCCGCATTCGTTATGCAAATGCCGTATTCATTCATTCCTTCTACCCAACCAGAGATTGTATCTTGAAAGTACACAATCTCTGTTCCATTATCTGCAATCACATGGAATACCTTAAAACTAGGGGTGTAGTTTCGATCCCTGTTCTTAAATACTACTTTTTTATCGTTCAGATGAGTGAGTGCAATTACACAAGCGTCTTTTTTCATTTTAACTCTCCTTGTCTTCTATTAAGACTTGTCTTACTAATACAAGGGTATAAAACAGTTATAAGAATCTTACTTTAAGAACCCGAATGTGTAGACACCATGCTCAAGGCTTTTAGCGAGCTGTTGATGTTTTACCCTTAAGGACTCCCACTTAGCTTTAAGTGTAGGCTCAGTATACCACATTTTCTTATGTTGATAGATACCCGCATCCCAAGCGTTGAGATGGAGATCAATCTCCTTACCTTTCTCAATGACTTTTGATGTCTTAGACCTCAGCTCAAAGCTCTCAACAAAAAGATCGTTTAGATCGCTCATGATCTCTTGAGCAAGAGGTGAAAGGTTAAGCGAGGGTAAGACATGGGAAAAGTAAGGGTCGCCATTCTTAGTCCATTCTGATGCGTCTACGAGACCACCCTCATGGTGAGAGGGAATCGGATTTGCTTTGGCATCACGATAAAGGCTTCTAGCACTCTTATGTGAGCCATACAGGTCAAGAGCTTCTTTACGAGTCAACCAAAAGAAATGGTTGTGGATGTTATGAGTCTTACCTTTGTACTCGACATCTCTCATAGAGGTCATGTTGTTAGAAATATGAAGTAGAGCATAAACATGGCAGTCATCTACCCATTGTTCATAACCTTCTTTCTCAGTCTGAGGAGCTAGATATTCGTCTTTGTCATTTACCCAATTACCCTTTACGAGTTTTCGTGCTGAGTAAAGGGCGATAGCTCGTCTCCAGCTTTCACCTGCATTTAAAGAGAAACCCCTATTTCGACTACAAGCACTAGAAGTGATATAAACCTCTTGTGCGTTATACATTATACAATTCCCCTTGTTGTTCATGTAACAAAGGTGGGGGGAAGCCACACGACAATTACCATCTTTACTTAAAGACAATCCAGAAGATTGTTGTGGTAAATCTAAAATTCCTCTTTCTGTATAAGCCATAGCCCATTTTGAAGCCTCTCTGCCATCGGAAGTGTAAAGATACTTTTCAGAAAGGGAAATGATACTATCATCTTTTATGTCTTTTAAAGTGACAGGCAAGTCCTGCTTTATATTAGTCTTGCCCTCGTTCCACAGTGTAAAGCTAACGCCCCAAGACCCCTTCACATCAGCGAAATGGGACGCTTGAAACATAAAGCCAGACTTATAATTATAACGGCTATACCAGTAGGGCCTGAACTTAGAGAAAGAACCACTTGTTATAATAAGTGGGGGGGAGAACACGCCTACGCTCTTACTTTTAAATCCATACTCAGACGCTACTCGCTCACATTGAAATAAGAACTGAGTATAAAGTTGTTGAGAGCAAGACCCTAATTTTGCTTTTTTCATTTCCTCATTTGCAATAGTCTTAGCTACGCCTTCTTTTGAAGTTCCTTTTTTTCCGTTTATACCTGCGGTAGCATAAGGAGGGTTAATAAGAAATACTAATCGCTTTCCACTCTCTGCCCCTTCTTTTAAGATCTTCTTTACAGATAAGGGCAATACATTGTCAGTTCCCTCAAAGAATGGACTTTCTGTTTCTGGGTTTAAAAAGTCATACTGAAAGACCTCTGACCCATAATTATATTCTTCTCTTTTCATTGCTATAACATCTGATTCTTCAGCAGTAGATAAGATAAGATTCTTAAAGTCATAGTCTCTAGTCAAGTTACCTGTACCAGCACAACAATCCCACACGATACAGTCATCTCTCCATGTTTCACCAAGCACTTTGTCCATCTCAGAATGTGCTTCATCTACCCATAAAGTAGGTGTATAGAACGCACCTTGTCGTCTACGAGTATCGTCCTCGATGATACGATCTCTCATAGATAATAGCTTATCAATGTCTTTTGCAGATAAACCACGCTCTCTACGCTCAAAGAATGCTCGCATAGAGGAAAGGTTTAGAGTGTACTCTTTGCCTCCCAAGATGATGGTGTCTTTCTTTGAAGGGTGTTCATAAGCATAGTTGCCATCTTCCTCTGAGTAAAACACACACCCGAAGAAAAGGTCGATCATCTCAACAGGCTGATAACGATCTTTAGGAAAGATATGATCAACCCAATACTGATACATTGCACTGATGTTCTTCTCCGAAGGCTTTACCTTAACAATAGCCCCTTCGGATAGTTGCTCACAAAGTTGTTTGAGCTTCTTCCCATCTACTTCAAACACAGACTCAAGATGCACATCAACGGCTACCTTTAGTTCGGGATCGGGTGAACTAGGTCGTCTACCCCAATCTATGTTAGCGTCTAAGAAACTTTTGATAGACTCAAAACTCACCACAAAGCAAAACTTTTCATCTCCAATGAAAATGACGCTAGGTAGATCATGCCCATTTTCCTCAAACCTCTTGCAGTAATAGAGAGCTTGAGCAAGAACACTTGATCGAGCAGTTTCAATCGTTAGGTCTGTGCCATACTTAGCTTCAAGTAAAACCCTTACAGGTGTCTTACTTGGTGTTTCCCAATCTAAGACTCCATCGGTAGCCCAATTTCGACCAGATATTGTTGTGAAGCTATCCCCGACCTCTTTTTCGAGGATGCCTCTTAGGAACGCATTTACATCTTGTTCTTTTCTCATATTGCTTCTCCTTATATCTCGTAATCATACCCTGTCGGTCTTTATATGATAAATAAGGGGTTACTACGAAGTAAGGAAACTCACAAATCTATCAATCACAGACTCCTCGTCTGAACGAATCTCTCCCTCCCAAATCACAAGGCAAGACACACCACAACGAGCATAGTAATCTACTACCTCTGCCTCATGCTCCTCATTGCTCTTTCCCGTCTTTGATTCCCCATGCCAGTAGTCTCCAAAGACCTCCACCACCTTATACACTCGTAAGTCATTCAAGATAACAATACCAGCAACATAACTCTCGTACTGACTCTCCGACAAATAGATGAAGTCGGGATTTCTTGCCCTATTGCTCTCTCTCAACCAATAAGAAAAGTTTCCTGTGTAGACCAACCTCTCTGGTGTAATCGAGTCAAAGTAGCTTTCTAGCTTGTTAGGTTTGTCGGACGATCTATTCGCCACACTACTTGGAGCAAAAGGAAGTCCATACCTTTCAAGACAAGTATTAATACGCTTCTCCTGGAACTCGTCAGTTTGTAAATAGTGTTCTGTACCATAACGCTCAAGATTGGTTGCTTTAGTGCGTTCTCTATGCTCGGCACATTGATTAGGGTGTTCTACACCATAACGCTCAAGGTTCGTCTTTTTAATGCGTTCCTTGATGATCTCCGAAGCAAACCCATTCTCTACACCATAACGCTTTAGGTTGGTCGCTTTACGCTTCTCTTTAACCTCATCACTATGGGCGATTTGTTCTACACCATAACGCTTAAGATTAGTCTCTTTCATCTTCTCTTTTACAGACTCATCTTGGAACACATTCTCAACACCATAGCGTTCTTTGACTGTAGCCTTACGCTTCTCATTTGTCTTAGGTATCGAAGTGAGTGCGTTATACTTAGCACGATAGTCTTTCGCATCATACCCATGCACCTTCCTCACATGGTCGGCAATACGCTTCTTACGATACCCACAAATCTTACAAGACAGGTAGTCCACACTCTCAATCAATTGAGGTTCATACAAACCCCTTTGGAAATACTCATCGAAGTTGAACTCGGACGAGGGAACTCCAATCTTGGTATCCCAATCGGGGCAAGCCTTAATGTGCAAAGGTAGACCCTTTGCCTTTACTACTTTCTTACAAGCTGGACAATGAGTTGACATATGTATCCTTTCTCTTAGTGGAGATTGATACTATACACCAAACTTTGCTTGCTTGTCAACCCCTAAACCACCCCTTGAGCCACACTCAAAAACTCCGAAATCATCTCGTAAGTACCTAGAAATAAAGGGAAAATAAGGAATCCCCGCGGCGAAAGAACGCCCCGACCAACATGCGGGCCAAAGGCACTTCTTATCCCCACGCCATATTTGGGTTGTTTTAATCCACGCATATATTTTGTAGTTCTTGCTTTAGCTTCAACCGACATCGACCACATTTGTTCAGCCGAAGATTTGAGTCCTTCATATTTGCTTGACCTGTCGATGTTAAGAGAGATGCCCCCGATGGAATAATCGAACTCGTCTACGATCCAGTTTGCTTGAAGAGCCATAGCCGCAAACTGTATCGCCCCTTGAAGAATGGGAGTTCTCCAAGCAGGTTTAATATTTACGAGTGAGTTAAGGTTTTGGAGTTCTTCAGTTTCTGGTGGTTGCATATTCCACCAATCTAAAGCTCTCTCAAGATACTCAAGCATCTCCTCATCTTCCCACACTTGACCAAAGACTTGATTGTAGCTACCAATGTTCGATTCATGCTCTGGTGGTCTGAAATGATAATACTTGTCGGGGTTCTGATCTCTAAGGAGCATACGCAACTTATAGACCATAGACTTTTGAGCTTCTGAGAGTTGTAATCCAAGTACAGCGTTCTCTGCGACTACCCCGAACTCTTGTACAACCGTTTGGGGTTGGCTGTTGACCAACTCTTTGAGGGTCCATCTGATCCGATAGCGACCATAGGTAGCTGTGGTAGGTATGCGTACAGATGCATAGTATTCACCTACCGATGGGTTTTCGGGTATGCGAGCTTGATCACCGATGAGTACATCTGTTTCGGGTGGTCCAGGGTCTACATAATAAAGTGCGTAAGTAATTTCAGCGGCATTAGACACATTCCCATTTGAGTTTGTGAGGAAGATGTCGAGATCGCCCCTTGAGAGTATTTGATTTCTTTTAAATGCTACAGCCATATTGAGCCTCCTTTAGTATAGTGTCATTATAAACAAGCTAAGAAAAGTTAAAGAATATACTATGAGTAAAGAGCAAAAGTACGAGAAGATTGACCATCCCGACCATTACCAAGCAAAGGGGATGGAAGCGATATCTGTGATCGAGGCATATAACCTCAATTTTTCGCTTGGTTCAGCGATCAAATATATCTTAAGAGCGGGAAAGAAACCTGGTGAGAGTTCTATTGAGGACTTGAATAAAGCTATTTGGTATCTTCAACGAGAGGTAGAGAGGCATAAAGAGGGCTAGGATCATATAAGGGGTTATTATCTGACTTCATATATGAAAGGACTGATTTATGTCTAACATGGAAACATCTCGTGAGGCACTTGAGTCAATCGAACCTCAAATCACCAATATAACAGATCGTGTATATCGGTACATCCTATCGAAGGGAGAAGATGGTATTACAGATGATGATGGATTTAGATCGTTAGGTATGAACCCGAACACATATCGCCCTTGTCGTATTAACCTCATGGATAAGGGTCTTGTCCTTAATACGAACACTAAGGGCATTACGGAGTCGGGCAGGAAAGCGTGGAAGTGGAAAGCAGTTGCCGAGTCTGAAGCAGTGCCACCAAATCGTGTCAAAAAGAGACAGCGAAAGACCTTACCCTCGATTGATCCTCCTCAGTTCCCTGAACATTGGGATACGAGTTTGAAGAAAGCTCAAGCACGACTTGTCTCTAAGTTATCTCAAAAAGAAGATGCACTTTGTCCCTGTTGTGGCGTAAGGGTTACAAAGTAATAGGTTCTTTTAATTTAATGGTGGGATCTTCCCATGCTCCACAAAGTTAGCATGAGCCAAAGGCCATAGCGTTTGGATTTGCCGAGAGATTTCTCTTGCTAAGAGTTTGATCTCCCATTGAGCATCGGGGTGATCCCTTTTAGCAATGAAACTATTAACCCAGTTGTGCAATGACCCAGTTGCCCAGTAAGTTGTATATAGATTCTGTGGGAGTATCATACGAGCTTGATCTCTTGCGACCCCTTTTTCTATTAACTGATTGTATAACCTAATAGAATCAGAAGCATGGCTTTTAATAGCAGACACAGCGTCTAGTTTAAGGAACTTAGGGTACTCATAGGGATCAAACTCTACGATGGGGTTAAATGTCTCATCAAGACTTGCTTGGCGGTTTTTAGTGTCTTGCTTCCTCATCTCATTTGGGAGGTAAAACTCGATGTCAGAGCTTGTGTATCTGCGAGAAATCTCGTTGTAAGAGAATGTCCTGTGTCGCATTTGTTGACGGGCTACGAAGAGTGGTACTTTAATCCAAAACGAAACGACATTATGTTCTGTGGTCGAGGTATGCCCCTCTTTAATGAGGAAGTTGCACAGCTTTTCCTCTCGCTCACCCATCTCGGTACTGACTTTCCCTAGACTTGCTCTCGCACTGTTTACGATAGTGAGGTCATCGCCCATAGATTGAATGAGAGAAACGCCCCCAATCCCATCCTCATAAATACTGACTATATCAGATCTAAAATCATTCGTCATAAGTCCACGATCCTTTCTCTATTTGTGGTATGTTTATCTATACCGATAGATCTTAAAAAGGAAAGTGAATAATGTCTCTAGGGGGGTCTTGGTTCAATCGAACACATCAGAGGGGAACGCAGGTAGGGTAGGTTTAAGGATGCTCTTGACAACTGAGAGCCTTTTTTTATAGAGCTTCTTGTACTGAACCTTTGAAAGAGGTACAGGTGTCTTTCTCTCTCTTGTTGTGGGAGAACATTCAATACAAATGTTTTCGTTAAAATCTTGAGTCAAGTAGTACAATGTACACTTGGGACAACGCTCATAACCAAACATAATAAACCTCCAAAGGACAGACAATGCGAAGAGATGGAACAGGGAAGTGTCCTGTACAGTGGTATATAGATGAACTAGGGAAAAAGATGTGGGTGTGTTCTGAACACCTCGCCCCTTACACGAAACACAGAGAACACTCGGAGAAGTGTTGGTACTCGACTTGTCTAGGTAGGAGTATGGTTGGATACCCTCTGACCCCTCAAGAACTGGAGGAGAGAAAGGCAGAGAAAGCACGAAAGACGATTAAAGAGGTCGAGGAAGTCATTCAGATTGACGAGTCAAAACAATCGACTAAGGAATGTGCCA